ACGCAATCGGCACCGGCCCCGTTCCCGAGAACAGCGGACTGATCGGCTGGGACACGTCTTCGTTGTAGTTCCCCCCGAACATATAGATTCCGCGTCGATCCATCAGGTACAACGCGCTGTCGACTTGTGCCCACGCCTTATCGCTGATCAGTCCCCGGTACATCGCCGTCGCTTGCTGGGCGTCGACTTCCGGCTTCGTGGCAAACGTCAGCCGCTTGATCACCCGTTCATAAGTCACGAGCAACGCATTCTGATAGGAGATGATCCCGGTGATGTCCCCTGATTCCGCCTCTTCCGGCAGACCGATTGAAGCGTTGACGTTCCATGACCCCGTCAGACCCGCTGCCGAGAAGTAGACCGCCCGGCGTGTCGGCCCACCCACGGCGTTCACCAAAGGAGGAACCAGGGCATACCGGCTGTAGGCACTCGTGGTCCCGGCGTAGTTCGCTGTCAGGGTGATGGTTTGCGTCGAGGTGTTGATCGACTGGACGGTATAGGTCGCCGTCGAGCCGAAGGGGATCAGCACCCACCCAACCATGTCAGAGGTCCATGCCGTCGCCAGACCGGTGACAGTCGGACTTCCGTTGGTCAAGACAACCCCACCCCGGCGTTCCGTCACTTGCCCCACCAGCCACAATCGGCCCTTGTGATGGCACAGATACCGCCCGAAGGCAGGAGCTTCCCCGTGCCGTTCGATATTCAGATCATCACCCCGCGAGTCGATCAGGGAAACCGATTGTGTCAATTCGGCGTCCGTCTTCGTCGAACTGAAGCTCGTTCCACTCAGTGTTGTGTCCTCGACGTCGATATAGAACGCATTCGCGTTGCCGTCTTTCGTGCGGAGGATTTGCCGTTTAGTCACCCGGCTATCGGTCGGCACCGTCACGCTGGTGTAGTTGATCGTCAGCGCACCGCGATACCACGTCCCCCCGGCGGCGTATGTCCCATTCCCCCGAGACTGACTCAGGCTGAAGGTGTTGGTTGTGACCGCCGAGATTGTCCATGTGCCGTTGGCTGCCGTATTCCCCAAGACGCCATTCACGCGAACCGTCTGGTTCACCGACAATCCATGTGACGCCGAGGTAATCACGATCGGAGTCGCGTTCGTCGCTCCCGTGACGTTCGCCGTTGCCACGCTCACCGTGTGTGCGGCTGAGATCGTCGAGACGTTCGAGACCCGCCCCGCCGCGTCGAGATACCGCACCGCACAGTACAACCGCCCGCAGATTGTCCCTGTTCCGCTGGAGCCGATCGACGGCTGACCGGTCGGAGTCGGAACACCCAGAGCACTCGCTGAGGTCGTCAGGCCGTCCCACCGCTGCACTTTGGCCACACCCGAGGCCACGCAGACATCACCATCGGGTACACGAGCGGCACTGACGTACATGGTCAAACTCCTGGATTGGTCCGTGCGGCCAGCGTGCCGTTATCCCGTGCCAGCACCAGATAATCCCGGTGTGGTCGCGAGTAGAATGTGAGTCCGGTCACACCACCCGCTGCGTCTCCCGCCATCACGTCGAAGCACTGCAGCACGGCGTAGGAGTTTCCGCCGCTCGCCCACGATGTTCGAACCGTGTATCGCCCTGCGGGATAACCACTCCCGAGACGAACCCAGCGTTCGAACACCCCCGTTACCGTCCCCACTAAAGACGGTGCCATGCCCCCCGCGTCGAGGATCGGCGTGTCAGACGTCCCGTAGATCGAGACTGTGGGCGCAGCCGTGGGAGCCACCACCGCCGTAGTACGGCAGCGGACGGCAATCCGAACCCAGTCGCCTTGTGCATAGCAGCCCAACCACATTACATCGACTCCGCTTCGAGCTTGAACACTTCCGACAACGTCTGGTCAAACGCATCAAGGATCGTTTCCGCCTGATGCCCGTCAATAATGTGAATCACGATCACAGAATCATCCGACAGTTCCGGCTGAGACTCGTACAGCCGCAGCACGGTCTCGGCCCATGCGACATCGGACAAGTCCGCTTCATAGCAGTCTGTCCCGAGCACACGCCGGAGCACCCGTGTCGACTTAGACAACATGGAAGAACCCTTCAGCGGCGTAGGCGGTCGAGCTGATTTCATAGGACAGACGAATCGTGTACCGCTGTCCGGCGGCGAATCCGTTCCCCGACGAGCAGACCAGATTCCCCGTGCGGAAACCCGTCTTCGAGTCGGCATCGGAAGCACCCAGAGTCCCCGTGATGACAGGGGTGTCGCTCGTGCCGTACACCGACCACGCGGGAGCCGCTGCCGGAGCAGTAATGACTTGCGATCCATTACGGCATTGCAGCGCGAGCCGCAGCGTCGCTCCCAATTCCACGAAGCCGAGAAAGCCCAGTTCTGTCATCTCACAAACTCCGCAGTGTGGCCAGGGTTATGGTTTCTTCCGTCACCACCAGCCGCAGTCCGAGACGGCTTTGCAGCAGCCCCGCCCGATCGCTGGTGCAGTTGACCTGCCAGACACTCGAACCCGGCGGCACGTCGTGGGAATCCACATCCAGCCGTAGACCGGGGAAGTCGCGTATCGGCAGGGCCGAAGTGGGTTTCTCGTTCATGTCACGTCTGCCCCGTATTGTGGCCGTGGATAAGCGTGTGCCGTCTCCCGCCCTTCAATCCGCCGACTGTCAGCTTGGAACGCTAAACGCAAAGCCTGATCCATGAGTGAAGCCCGCAGGCCGATGTCTCGGACGTCTTTCGGCAACAGCAGGCCAATCTGGTATTCCGCCATTCGCAACAGAGCCGTCTGCATCGCACCCAATTCAATGTCAACCGTCGAGCTGATCCGGTAGCGGACACCGCTGTACGTTCCCGTGGGAGCCGTCACGAGCGTTAAAGAGGTTGCACTGCCCACCGCCGCCACTTGCCCCTCGAATGCAGCCGGGTAAGTCCCCGCACTTTCAGTCGGCAGTTGGGTTGCCGTTCCGAACCGAATGGTACTCCCCACCATTGCTTCCGTAAAGGCCGTTCCTGTCCCCGTCACAGTCGTCGAGGCCGAGCAGGCAATCGTGCCCGTCGTCTCGTCGAAGATCGTCAGCGGCGACGGTTGGAGACGGTACAGATAATCGAGCCGGTAGACTTGATCGGGAGCCGGATGCAACACAACAACGAGCACGCCAGGCTGCCGGGAGTCGCCCATCAACGCAAACTCACGCGGACGCCCGGCCACCAGGTCTTGTGTTCGCAGCGTCAGCCATTCCGTCGCCCCGACTCGGCATGTTCGAAGCAGTTCACCCCCGAGTTGCAGTTCCGAAATCTGATTGACCGTCGACGGCAAAGGATAACTATCCCGGTAGTATCGGTAGGTGGTACTACTCACATCCGCACCGGGATTGATCGCCGCGTCCAATGTGACGACGGTACTCGATACCCGAGTCGCGATCGGGTACACAATGTTCGAGATCACAACCGAACCGTAATTGGCTGTGTCCGGCCACGTCGCACCGGTCAAGGTCAGCATCCGCTCACTCGAACCCCCGGTGTGGTCGTACACCACCGTCCCGGTCGTCTGGCTTGCGGTGGTTACAATGCGGCCTGTCCGTAGGTAGTAGTGCCACTGCCGACGTTGGGCCAAATCGCTGTACGCGAGTCCGATTGCCCGCCGGGCTTTCGTCACCGCCAGCGTATCGGCACCCCCGCCGATCAGGTCCAGTAACTGCATCTGTAAATCGTGGGCGGTCAACATGCGGGCGCTCCGTGTTGTTCGATGACTTTCTCACGCAGTTCCCGTGGATCGGCCAAAGGTGTTTGGGCGAGTTCCTGAGACACGAACTCTTGCACAATATCTTCGGCCAGTCTGACCGGCGGCAGATCGGCCTTGCGTGCCCGTTCGTCGTTCCGCACTTGCACCAGTTTACGGCACTCATCCACGTCCGAGACCCACGCCCGGGGATCACCCTCAAAGCGGGCCTGAGACCCCTTGTATGTCTTGCCCTCGATACTGACTCCCGCTTGCCGGGCGAGCACTTGGTACTTGCTCCGCTGTCGTGGAGTCAATTCCCCCAGAAACTCGCCGTTCTGGCACCCTTGCATGAAGGCTTTGTCCGTCTGGCTCGTGCCCGAGGGACGGCGGAAGGCTAACATCTCTGCCATGCGATGCGACTGACCACGCGCCCGCATGTCTTCATACGGCTTCTGCACGCGGGGATCGTCGCTGATCACGGGCCATTCAGTTGGATTCGGCACGGCGTCGCTCCTCTTGCTCATTCAGTGCCTGTTTGTCGAGTTCACGTCCCATCGAAAGCTCGTGTTTCAGTTGGTCCTGCTGCTGCTCTTGGGCGAAGCGGGCCGACTGCAACTGGAGTTGGAGTTGTTCGGATTGCACTTTGAGTCCCAACTGTTGCCGCCGCAGTTCGGCTTCCGCCTGCTGCATTTGCATGTCCATCTGCATCTTCTGCATCTCCATCTGCCCCTTCTGTTGGAGCAGTTGCTGCTGCATCTGGAGATTCGGATCAGGCTGTGGCGGTTCTTGTGGCTGTGGAGGAGGGGGAGGCGGAACCAGAAAGCGTTCGACGTCCGTGATTTCGTTGACTCGTGCCCATTCCTGGATCAGTGCATTCCACGGGCCGGGCTGACCCATCGAGACCAGTTGAGACACCATTGGACCCACAACCTGCATCGTCTCGTTCATCGCCGAGACCTGTGTTTCGCGGTTCGGCTTGCGAGCACTTCCCGCTTCGATCCTGAAGTCGAGTTCGAGCACGAGTTGATCGAGACTCAGCGGCTCGACCAGTTCCGTCCACAACTGCCCGGCATCCTCACCCAGCAGTGCCGCGACATCAGACCCTTCCAACAGCCATGCACTCGCGAGAGCTTCGAGCCGGGCTTCCCCGGTCATCGCTTCCTCGACTTTGTTGGCCATATCATCAGGCCGGACGTTGAGTGCCGACTGACGGAAGTTGCTTTCCGCCGCCGATCGACTCCCGCCGAGTGTCCCGTAGGACATCTCAGTCAAGCCGGTCGCTTTCTCAAAGCTGTCCTGAATCTCCGCCGTCACCCGCATGAGTTCGGCGGCCCCCGTCTGCGGAAGCTGCAGCACCGACAGATAGTCCTCGATCCGCCCCGATCCTTCGGAGACTTTCACAACCGTGATTGGATCGCCCGATTCCAGCTTCCGCTTGTTCTCTTCCTCCAGCCCTTCCTTCAGACCGAAGATCATTCGCGAGCTGTGCTGTGCCCGGTCGGCCAGATGATTCATCGAGTACGCCAGCCACTTCAGTTGCGGCATACCCGGTCGAATGTGGGCCATCGGCCAGATCGAGTTTGGAATCGTGTGGAAGTAGAACATCTGGACCGGAAAGCGACCATCCTTCCAAGTCGGGATTGGCCAGGCGACCGCCATCTGAATCTGCTGCATCGCGTCGTTCAGCGTCTGCAGGGCTTCCTCATCCTCTGGGTCGGCGGCAACCGCGTCCTCCGCCTCAATCACGGCCTCAATCAGCGTGGGCGGGAGATTCAGTGGGTAGTCATACCCCTGTGCCAAAACCAGATAGATGTGCTCGCCGAGTCCTTCCAGTACACGCCGGACACGGTCGTCGAGGTTCTTCAGTCTGCCGAGACCCATTCGACTGAAGACTTTCTGGTACACAACCAGATCACCTCCCGACTCGGACTCCAGTTCCCCTTTCTCCCGGCGGTGTGTGTCGTCGCCGAACTCAAACCAGCTCTTGCCAGTCGACTTTGATCGCAGTTCCGCTGCCGAGACGCCGTAACGGCTTGCCAGTTCATCCACGCCACTCACGCACAGGCGGCTGATCCAGCGGACATCCCGCCACGTTTCCATGTCAGGATCGACCAAGAGATGATCGACCGTATCGAAGAAACTCCCGACCAGGTTCACCCCACCCCGTTCAATACTCTCAGGCCAGAGACACCCCATGCCCTTGATCAGCGTCTCGACCAGCACCAGCCGCATTTCGCCCATCAGGTCGAGTTCGTTCGGCGTGTAGTTCAACAACTGATCGAACAGGTCCGCTCGCGCCACGCGATTCCGCTCGGCGGCGGCATACTTCTGGGTCAGCATCCGGTACGCCTGATCTTGCTCCTGCAGCGTCTGCCCCAGTTGTTCAAGCAGTTGTTGGAGTTGTTGCAGCATCTGCGGATCGCCGCCCTCGGCCATCTGCTGATACTGCCCCTGCAGTTCCTGAAACTGTTGCTCCAGTGCCGGATCAACCACCAACTCCCGTGGTCGCAGTTTCTGCTTCCGGGGAGTGACCGTTCGTACTGGATTCCGGTGGTAGAGTGACGGGCCAAAGAGTTGCACAAGCTCGGCCAGCTTCATCGGGACAATGCGAAAGCCGGGGGCATGCTCAGCCGAATTGTGGTGAATCCCCTTCGGCCCTTCCATGTACTTGGAATAGAAAGCCTCCGCGTCGTCCGCCCCCACATAGAACGCCAGTGCCTCATCGACATACGTGTCGAAGCAGTCCCGTTTGTGCTTACGGGCTTGCTCCAGCCGCGTCTTCCAGGCACCACACACGCTCTGCAGGGAAATCTCCACGATTCGCCACCCTTCTATCGCTTCCGCCCGCAACTATCCGGTAACTCCAGATAGTTGGAAATCGCAACCATTAAGCGTTGGTGAATAGTTCGCCGCCAGCAACTGTCAACCAGTGCTTGACGGTTCAGTCCTACTTGCTCTTCTTGTCCGCCCGCAGGTACTTGCCCGATTCGGTCAAGTCCCATGTCCCGTACTCTTTCCGCAAATGCGGCTTGGTCACGTTCGCGGGATCGTCGACGGGACGCACCGCCGGACGGAACCGCAACGCCTGCTGGGAGTGCAGCAGCAGAATGTCTGCCACGCCATCGGGATTGATCTTCTCAATCAGCCCCGGTGTCGGAGAGGAGTTCATATCCCCTTCGGTGTAGAACAACACAATCTCACCCACAAATGCTTGAGCCATTTCAACGTGCCTTGCCAGCCGTGAGATAGATTCCCTTGGGAGCTGCTGGTTTGCTTCCAAAGGGGTCAGTCGGTTTCGAGTAGCGGTTGTTCTTCGGCTTCAGCGGTTGGGGTTTCACATACCGCAATTTGTGCAGTGCCGCATACCGCATACAGTCACACAGGTGGTCGTTCACCCGCCGTGTTCTGTCAATCAGCACGCCGTCTTTCCGCACGCGGACAAACCGCCGCATTTCGGCGTCGAGGTTGTAACACGCCCCCGTGAAGTATTGGAACTTGGGACGCCCATCACCCAAGGTGTAGCTGAGCCACTGCCGGACGGCATCCATCCCCGCGTCAATGTCACAGTCCGCCGTCAGGAAGCCGTGCCCCGTGCCGATCGACCGCACGCCACGCTTCTTGAGAGCTTCGGAGTACGCCTGAGCCAACGATTGACCGGTTGCACCGTCTGTCCGTCGTCCGCCCTGCATATCCATGATGTAGGCTTGGATGGCCTCACCCTCTGTGACCGTCTTCATCTTGTCTGCAAACATCGCCGCATCACAGTTGCGGATGTAGAGTTCCCGGTAAGCGTAGATGCGGCCCGCTTCGACATGCCGTGGAGGCGGCACCGCCAGAAACAAGACGGCACACGTCGCGTACCCCGGATCAATCACCGCGTACCGGCACCAGTCGGCAGGGACTTCAAACGCCGCGTGCCCGTGCTGCTTATGGGACCAGGTCGGGTAGACCAGTTCCCCAAGAATCTTGTACTCCCCCTCGATACGGACGGCGTATTCTTCGGGGTCGTGAGCGTACTTCGCCGCCAGCAGGTCTTTCTCCTTCTGGTCGATGTACGGGTTCTGCGACAACAGGAGGTGGAATTCCTCACACTGCCGTTCGTCTTTCGGCAGTAACGCCTGTTCTTCACACCGAACGTGCAGATTCAGCATTTGCTGTCCGCCCGTTTGCGGTGTTGCCGTCCAGAAGAAACACCCGCTCCGGTCGAGCAACCGGGCTGCCATTTCAAAGTACCATTGGCCGTTGGGGATTTCTTCGTCGAACCACACCAAGTCAACGTCCGCACCACGGGGAGGCGTCGAGTTGCCCGAAAAGAACTGGAGTTCCCAGCCGTTATGGAGCACGACTTTCTCGGGAATGTTCTTCGCGAGCGAGTTCCAGGCGACGTTCTTGATCAGCCGGGGAGGCAGGATCGGCGGCATCGGCTCCGCTTCGCCCTCACGATCGGCATCTCGCCACGGCTGATACGCCCGCCATTGTTTGGTTTCGAGATCGCGGATACGGCGGAACTTCATCTGCGGTGCAGAGAGCTTGTCCCACATCACCCCGCCGACGTGTGCCAGGTCGTAGCCCACAATGTAGGCTCGGCCCTTCGTCGGATACTGCCGGTACGGATGTCGGCCCGTCAGTGCCCAGCCGGTTTCCACTGCTCCCGTGATCGTCTTGCCGCCACGGTTGGACCCACGAACCAGCCGTTCTCTGGCTTGGGATTGGTGAAACGCCAGTTGCTGCCCGAGCGGCTCATACAGGCGAGTCGGTTCACCCTTGCGGTACTTCTGCTCTTCCAGAATCCGCCGGAACAGGCTGACTTGGCTACTCGTCACCGGTGGAGGGAGATCAGGCGCTGCCGGTGGCAGTCCTTCAAAGCCCCCCATCAGCGATCGTTCAGCCTGCTCCAAGTTCACCCTCAAACATATCCAACTGTTCGTCGGTCAAAACACTCGGGTCAATGTCGTCGTGCAGCTTGAACTTCTGGTTGGCCATCACCAGATTCACCATTGTCTGCAGCAGCCGTTCGCGTGTGGCAGACCCCGGTGCGGCATGGTCGAATTCTTCGTACATGAACCGCGCCACACCCTCGGCCCCCTTGAACTCCTTGAACAGAGCCTCAGTCAATTCCGTTAAACGGGGATTCAGGTGGGCCTGAGTGTTCGCCAGTGCCTGCATCAACCGGACCTGCAGGTCGCCCCGATCCGTTTCCCAACTCTTCGGACGCGCCATTCTCGAACTCCGCTACCGGCATGTCAGACCAGTCCGCATCCACGTTTTGTAACCGCTCGCCCGTCCGCACCCCGGCCAGAACAGCATTCGCGTACCGCTGGGAAATGTGGTCAGCCTTGACGCTTCGTGGTTTGCGAACCACTTTCGGCTTCACATGCCCGGCCCAAGCATCCCAGTTGCAATAAACCGTGTCCCGCTTTTCCGTCACCCAGCCCGTTAAAGACAGGTCGCGGGTTTGCGTCACGTCTTCCGTCGAGGCTTTCTCGCTCGCGTAGGCGTCGGTCCATTCGTAGTAATACCAGCCGTTCTTGTCCGGCTTGACCACATCGAAACACCGCATGTCGTACATGATCAGCCCGGTCGGAGCCGCCGCAATCGGCTCAATCCCCTGCAGCAACTCGGAGTGTTCCCGAGTGTACTGAGCCAGCTTCCATGTCATGTCAGCGTTGTCCGTGTTCCCCGGAATCGACCAGTGAAACACGTACACGTTCTCGTTCGGTGGGGGACCGCAATACGGAGCCGCCACACAAACAGGACCGTGCAGGTATTGCTTGTGCAGGAAGTCGAACGACGTCTCGAACCACGGCACGGCGGTCGGATCGCTGCCCAGTTCCACATCGGGGATCATGTCGGAATCGACCATGATCAAGACGTCGGCCTTGACCTCCCTCGCCCAGACCACGGCACGGTTGCGTGTCATCGTGATCGGCGTATCAGAGAAGTCTTTGCAGAACCGCTGAGCGATTCGCGGGTCGCGGTCACAGGCAATCGCGGTACGGGTCATCCATGCCCGAATCGCGGGATGCTCGGACGACGTTCCGCCGTTCCCACCGTAGGGAAAAAACGCAAAGGCAACATTCAGTTTCAGTGTAGCCACTTGTCTGCTCCTGGGGGTTAAAGAATACCGGCTGGACAGGGCAGGAAACGCCCGACCTATCCGCCGATAGGCCGGGCACCCCAGTCACAGCCCAAGGCTGCTCGCATCAGCCGCTTAGAAGCGGCAATCCATGTACACCAGAACATCAGCATTGGTCTGGCCGGTTGTCATTGCGGACAACGCCTGGCCGAACGCGTTCTGCACCTGATCGCCCAGCACCGCCGTGGCACCAGCCAGCGACTGAGTGTTGACGCGACCAGCAGTTGTCGCACCGCTGGTGGCAGCCGTCAAGGCCACCAAGTACGCATTCAGAGCGATGACGTTGTTGGCACCACCGGCAAGGTCGGTTGTGGCCAAGGCTGGACCCTTGCGGACCATCCAGAACCACGAACCGTTTGGAACACCAGCCGCAGGCAGATGCTCATCGACAACGCCAGCCACTTGACAGGCCGTTGTTGCGCTGTAGCCGTCCACCAGCGTCTTGCTGCCGGAGGTCTTCCAGACCACCAGACGCTTCGGAAGCAGGGCAGCCCCCGAATCGTTCTTCACCAGGCAACATTCAACGATGTGCTCCGACCGTTTGGCGGCAGTGGCGTTAAACGCCCCTGTCAGTGCCACGTCGTCGAAGTAAAACACGCGGCCCCCCCAGCGAGTATTGTCGCTGGAGGTATCGTATTCGCCGCGTTGGAGTGGAGTATTCTGCAGACCCACGGGATCACCCCCTTTCTGTTAGGCTAGGGCAGCCATTTTGCCGAAGTTCTTCGGAGACGAGAACTTGAACTGTCCATCCGCTTTCACGACCGTCAGGAACGCCTGATCGCGGATTTCTTCCTTTGGACCGTAATCCTGGAAGATTTGTTTGTAGCGGGATCGGTACTCCACATTGCTCATGCTGAGGATGTAGCCGACACCCGAGGTCACACCGAATCCACCGGTGATTGTGGCACCGTCGAACTCGATCGAGTCACCAGTGAAACCGCTCGCCAACTTCTCGCCGAGGTTGGTGATACGCTCTTTCGAGTCGAAAGTGCTCTTCCACTGGCGGTACAGGTCGCGATCCAGAATCACCAGATCGACCGGATTCATTGCACCGCAACGATCGTTGATCTGGGAAATCCCGAACCGGGTCACGTTGACGCAGTTCGCGGCCCACGTTGCAGTCGCACCACCCCACGCCGTCGAGGTGTAGTTCAGCACGATCGGAGACCAGTATTCATAGGCCGCGTCGCCCTTGCCGTTCGGCCAAGTGCTGGCGATGGCAGACTGGGTGGCCCAGGTTCCACCGGCATCACCGAGATTGGTCGTCAGGCTGGCATAGGTATCGTTCGGAAAGCCAGCGATGTCAGCGGCATTCGCAGTCCGCTGAGCACCCGAGCTGATGGTGATGGTGCCGTTGCAGGCAAACATCGTTTCCAGGCCGCTCATCCGATCCGAGTTGCCGGTGGCACTCGAATCAATGTAGAAGCCGTCGCACCAGTCTTCACGCAGGTCTTGCATCCGCTGTTCGAGCCGTGGAGCGGTGTACTTCACGATGGCCTCGTCGCCACGGTTGGCGAGTTGTTCCGATTCGGTGAAGCTGTCGGTTTGCACCAAGCCGGTGTAACCGAGTTCCGCTTTCTTGAACTCGTTCTGACGGGTGAAGATCAGAGTCTGTTCACCGTTGTTCGTCTGGCTCGGGAACTTCCGATAGCGCACGCGCCAATCGAAGGTGTCACCCGAGCAGTTGTAGACGATCCGTCCGCGACTCTTGAGCAGATTGAACTCAATCCGCTTGCGGAAGGTTTCGTCTTCCAGTTTCCGCAGATGCTGCGGAATCGTCGTTGCTGTCAGCTTCTGCCACGTCATAGCTTTTCCCCCCGTTAATCAAGCCCACCTGATTGTTTGCGCAGCGCCTGCAACATCACGTCTGTGAGGTTGAGTCCATCGCTCTGGATCGGTGCCCGGGGTCGTTCGGCTTTCGGGATCGAACCGCTGGCGGGCGGTGTTCGCTTCGCTCCCTGCTTGTTGCTCAGCACGATCTGCTTCGCTTTGGCTTCCGATGGGGCCAGTTTCTTCTGCATCGCCGCTCGTTCGGCTCGCAACTGGGTCGCCATCGTCTTCGACATCTCGTGTTGTTTCTTCTGATCCGTGATGCCGTTCTTGAACACCATCTGCAGTGCGTTCGAGTAATCCCGAACGAAGTCGGCGTCCTTCAAGTCATCCCGAATCTCACTCAGCAGCGTTTCCGCTTCTTCCCGTTGCCGGATCGGATTAACCGCTGCGGCCACTTCACGCTGAATCTGCTGTTGGATCGCGTTCTGTATCACAGGATTGGTTAAAACAATCTCCCCCACAAATTGATGGGGATGTTGATTCACCAGCCGCTGTGCCCGCGACTCCCATTCCGAATACGCCCGAGCCTTGTGGATGATCGACGGATCGGCACCAGGCACCACCGTCAGACCACCCTTGTCATCTCTCACAATCTGGTTCAACCACCGCTCGTCATACTCAGGCGGCTGATCCCAGTGGTTCAGTAAGTTCGGCTGCATCCGCTGCGCGGCAGGCGGAAGCACCATCGGCTGCTGTTGCGGAACCGGCTGTTGTGGTTGCCACTGCCGGAACTGCTCTTCCATCGACTGATTCTGCCGCTGCAGTTCATCAGCCCGCTTCGACTTCTCAATCAAACCCGTCAGCACTTGCTCCGGGTCATCGTCGTCACCAAACTCATGCCCTTGGGACTTGAACCAGTCCCGCAGGTCCATCGCTTCGGCTTCCGGCGATAATTCTTCCGGCTCGTCGTCGCTCTCCACCTCTTCCGTCGTCGATTCTTCCGTTTCCGTGACCTCGAAAGCCACTTCTTCACTTGAAGAATCCACTTCACCGGTTGTAATACCAGCTCCGAATTCTTCCGACTCGGCCCGATACACCGACCAAGGAGACCCTAAGTACATAAAAGCCTCGACACGAATGTAGGTTTCGACTGGGACTTCATATAAAATCCCAGAGTCTCCTTTTGCTGAACAGCCTATTTCTCCGAAGGCTCACGAAAATGCAGGTTGGCCAACTTGAACCCCCCCTGTGCAAAGTCTGCCGTCGCGAGTTGACGAAGAACAAGTTTTACTGCTCGATGCGATGCCGACTCACCGAGGTCCGCAAGCACTCGTGCAAGATTTGTTTGAAGCCGCTCGCGAAGAAATCAAACGGCCACTACCGCAAGACATGCTCCGAAGAATGCGCTAACACCGCTCTGATGCGTTTCCGGGGGAAGTGGAACGCCACCCGCAACTACCGCCTCCACGGCTGGCACGAGAACCGCACCCAGTCCACGCATCAGCACTCCGAGGAACTTGAACCGCAGTACCGCTACGTCGCCGTGCGGGAGATCGGCAACCCCGAGCCACGCATCCACGGACGGTACATCCTCACCACCCCGGTCGACGCGAAGGCCGTTCGCTTCCGTATCGGTCAAACCCTCTACGGCGAAGGACAGTCCCAAGGCTCCGCGATTTGGGCCGTCTACAACTGCTCGGACGAAGCCGCCCTCTTGCTGCCGGACTCCACAACTCTGTACGCTCGAATCAACAACGCCGACTACCAGACGGCACCGGACCCCTACGAGAAGACGGCACGCAAGAAACTCCCTTCCACACGCAAACGCGGCGATAAGCACGTTTGATTCCCCTGTCTCACGCGAAAGCCCCTATGGCCGCCACCCTGAAAGCCCCGTTTCCGTACTTCGGCGGCAAGTCTCGCGTTGCCAGTCTGGTCTGGGAACAGCTGGGAGACGTGAAGAACTACATCGAGCCGTTCTGCGGTTCGGCAGCCATGCTGCTCGGCGTACCACATTCGCCGAAGTTAGAAATCCTCAACGACGCCAACTGTCACATCGCCAACTTCTGG